TTATAACAGAGTCTTTAGTGTATAGAGCATTTCGATAGCTTGACGCGGCGTCATGTTGTCCAGGTCCAGCTTCCCGAGCTTCTCAATGGCTGGGTGAGGCAGGCTGGCAAACAGGTCGCTTTGGTGCGGAACATCGGGTGCACCTTTGGGTACTGCGGGTACTTCATGTGGCAGACTGGCAGTCTCCAGGCGGCCAAGATGTTCTCGTGCGCGTTGAATCACCGCATTTGGCACCCCTGCCAATTGAGCCACAGCCAGACCGTAACTCTGGCTGGCAGGCCCCGGCAGCACATGGTGCAGGAACACGATGCGCTCGTTGTGCTCGGTGGCGTTCAGGTGCACGTTGGCTACCAGCGGTTCGCTTTCTGGTAGCACGGTGAGTTCGAAGTAATGCGTGGCAAACAGGGTGTACGCGCGCAGTTGCGCCAAGCGCTCGGCTGCTGCCCAGGCCAGCGACAGGCCGTCGAAGGTACTGGTGCCGCGGCCGACTTCATCCATCAGCACCAAGCTGCGGTCGGTGGCGTTGTGCAGGATGTTGGCTGTTTCGCTCATCTCGACCATGAAGGTCGACCGCCCACCAGCCAAATCGTCGCTGGAACCGATACGGGTGAAGATCCGGTCGACCAGTGACAATTCGCAGCTGGCTGCCGGTACAAAGCTACCGATGTGTGCCATGAGCACGATCAGCGCTGTTTGACGCATGTAGGTGGATTTACCACCCATGTTCGGACCCGTGATCACCAGCATGCGGGTGTTGTCGTCCAGCGCCAGGTCGTTGGCTACGAACGGTGTCGTCAACACTTGCTCGACAACCGGGTGGCGACCCTGGTTGATGCGCATGCATGGCTCTTCGACGAACGTTGGGCAGTTCAGGTCAAGATTCAACGCACGCTCGGCGAGGTTGCTCAACACATCCAGTTCGGCCAGCGCTGCGGCGGTGTCTTGCAGCGGTGCCAGGTGGCCGATCAGGGTTTCGAGCAGGGCGTCGTAGAGCATCTTCTCGCGAGCCAGGGCACGGCTTTTGGCCGACAATGCCTTGTCTTCGAAGGTTTTCAGCTCTGGGGTGATAAAACGCTCCGCGCCCTTGAGGGTTTGGCGACGAATGTAGTCAGCGGGTGCCTGCTCGGCCTGCTTGCTCGGCAGCTCGATGAAATAGCCGTGTACGCGGTTGTAGCCGACCTTGAGGTTGGCCAGGCCGGTGCGGGCTTTTTCACGGGCCTCAAGGTCGATCAGGAACTGGCCGGCGTTCTCGCTCATTGCCAGCAGCTCGTCCAGCTCGCTGTCGTAGCCGGTCTTGAGCACACCGCCGTCACGGATGACCGCTGGTGGGTTGTCGATGATGGCCTTTTCCAGCAGGTCGGCCAGTTCCGGGTAGGTGCCGGCAATCGCGGCCAGCAGCGCCAGGTGCGGTGCTTCCAGTTCAGCCATGGCGTTCTGCAGTTCAGGCAGGGCGCCGAGGGCATCACGCAGGCGGGCCAGATCGCGAGGGCGGGCATTGCGCAGGCCGATACGGGCCAGGATCCGCTCGATGTCGCCGATTTCCTTGAGCTGCGGTTGCAGTTTCTCAAAGCGGTAGCTGTCGAGCAGGCAGCGAATCGAACCTTGGCGTGCTTGCAGCACTTTCAAATCGCGCAGTGGGCGGTTCAGCCAGCGGGTCAGCAGGCGACTGCCCATGGCGGTCTGGCAGCGATCGATGACCGATTGCAGGGTGTTGTCGCGACCGCCCGCCAGGTTCACATCCAGTTCGAGGTTGCGGCGGCTGGCACCGTCGAGCACCACGGTGTCGTCCAGGCGCTCATGCTTGAGGCTGCGCAGGTGGGGCAGGGCGGTACGTTGGGTTTCCTTGGCGTAGCCCAACAGACAACCGGCGGCACCGATGGCCAGGGTCAGCTTCTCGCAGCCAAAACCCTTGAGGTCTTGGGTTGCGAACTGTTGGCACAGACTTTTGCGCGCCGAGTCGCGATCGAAATCCCAAGGGGCACGACGGCGAGCGCCACGGCGTTTCTCTGCCGGTAGGCCTTGTGGCCAATCGTCTGGGATCAGCAGTTCGACCGGGTTGATGCGCTCAAGCTCGGCCAACAGGTTTTCCCAACCTTTGATCTCCAGCACAGTGAAGTTACCGCTGGTGATGTCCAGCACGGCCAGGCCGAACAGGCGCTCATCACCCAAGACCGCGGCAATCAGGTTATCGCGGCGCTCGTCCAGCAGTGCTTCGTCGCTGACGGTGCCTGGCGTGATGATCCGCACTACCTGACGTTCCACCGGGCCTTTGCTGGTGGCCGGATCGCCGATCTGTTCACAGATCACCACCGACTCGCCCAGCTTCACCAGCTTGGCCAGATAACCCTCGGCTGCGTGAAAGGGGATACCGCACATAGGTATCGACTGGCCTGCTGACTGCCCGCGGGCGGTCAGGGTAATGTCCAGCAGTTTTGCGGCCTTCTTCGCATCTTCATAGAAGATCTCGTAGAAGTCGCCCATGCGGTAGAACATCAACTGGTCTGGGTGCTGGTTTTTCAGCTTCCAGTACTGTTGCATCATCGGAGTGTGTGCGGAAAGATCGCTCATTACAGAAACTTGGCTCGCAGCGTCGTTTAGACCAAAGGCAAGCGGGCAATCTTACAGGGATTTTGCCCCCGATGCCGAGGCCAACGACCTCGCTGTGACCATTTGTCCATGCATTGGCGTGCATATCGCCAATTGCTTTTTGCATAAACCGGCCGCATTATGCGGATTATGCAAAAACGCAACGTAGCATCCGTCTTAAGAGCACTGCTCGACCGTCACGGTATCTCCCCCACGGAGTTGCACCGGCGTACCGGCGTGCCGCAATCCACCTTGTCGCGCATTCTCAGTGAGAAAATCGTCGATCCTTCCGACAAACATGTGTCGAAAATCGCCGAGTATTTCGGGGTGAGTACCGATCAACTGCGTGGTCGCGCCGAGCTGGGCGAAAGCCGCGAGGCCCCACCAGCCCGTAGCCATGCCGAGTTGCATGACATCAGCTTGTGGGATGACGACACACCCATCGAGGACGATGAGGTCTCCATTCCGTTTCTTCGTGAGGTCGAGTTGGCAGCAGGATCAGGACGATTCGTGATCGAAGAAAGCGAGAAAGCCAGCCTGCGCTTCGGCAAGCGAAGCCTGCGTCACAACGGCGTGCAGTTCGACCAGGCCAAGTGCGTCACTGTGCGGGGCAACAGCATGCTGCCCGTATTGCGTGACGGCGCCACGGTGGGGGTCAATGCCGGTAAAAGCGGCATCGGCGATATCATCGACGGCGACCTGTACGCCATCAATCACAACGGGCAACTGCGGGTGAAACAGCTCTATCGTCTGCCTACCGGCATTCGCCTGCGCAGCTTCAATCGTGACGAACACCCGGATGAGGACTACAGCTTCCAGCAGATGCAGGAAGAGCAGATCACTATTCTTGGTCATGTGTTCTGGTGGGGTATGTACGCCCGCTGAAGCGCAATCGAATCATCAGAAAACCCGCTTCGGCGGGTTTTTTTTTCGCCTGAACAAAAGCGCTACGAACCGCATGGCGTAAGGACTACATGCATACGCGCATTTTCTCATGCATAAATATTTCCACAAATGCATTGACTGCATATGCATCAATGCATAATCTTTGTCTCAAGCCGGTCATCACCGGTAGTGACAAAGGCAGCGATGAACCGGCCTGAACGGTTCAGAGGGTTGGCAACTGGCCCAGGTGTGCAGCGTAAAGCACCACAAGCAGTTATCCGGCGGGCAGGTGGCCGCGGTCGGAGGAACAACATGAAGCGGAACAGTCCAGTGCACCAGTCGTGGCGGGCGGTTCAACAACGCATTACTGAAAAGCCTGGGGAACCGGGCTTTTTGGAATGCCGAGTAATCGGTTCAACAACACATGCGGCAGGCGCAATGTTATGCGCCTTTGCATAAGGAGACAGAACAGTGACAAACGAGCAACAGACGTTACTGGAAATGCCGATCTGGCTGGTGATCATCCTGGCCTTGCTGGGTGGCCTTTCCGGAGAAATGTGGCGCGCCGACAAAGCCGGCACCCGGGGCTGGGCACTGGTACGACGCCTGCTATTGCGTTCAGGAGCTTGCATGGTCTGCGGCGTGTCCACGGTGATGCTGCTGTATGCCAGCGGCATGTCGATCTGGACGGCCAGTGCATTTGGGTGCCTGACCGCGATGGCGGGGGCTGATGTGGCGATAGGGCTGTATGAACGATGGGCGGCGCGTAGGTTGGGAGTAGAGGCGCAGGGCAGCGATGATTCAGCCTGCAAGGAGAAGCGATTGTGAACGAATTGACGGCTTTGCATGAAGCCATCACTGCCAGCGTCAAGCTCGCACTGCCTGTGTTTGAAACGGTTGAGGCCTATGTGCCTGCAAATCAAAATCAAACTCCGGCATTGCCAGCTCTCATTCATGCGATCACCGGCCTTAAGCCGAGTGTCGATCCTGGCGATGGTCGCTCCTGCATTATGGCGACTTTCGAAGCACGAATTCTGGTCGATAGTTCCAGCCTGCAAGCACCCTCGCAAGCGGTGACATTGGCTGCCCAGGTGGCTGTGCTGCTGCGCAAGCAATTCTGGGGGCTGGACTTCGTCGAAGAAGCACGCTTGGTAGAAGCGCTGCCGGTTATTCCCATTGCGGCTATGCCCGATGCGGTCGAATGGCGCGTGCAATGGGAGCAGGCCCTGTACCTGGGCAGTCTGCAATGGCCTTGGCCCAATGAACCGGGCCCCTTGGCCTTTGCCTTCAGCCCTGATACTGGCCCTGGCCATGAAGGCAATTACCAGTCGCCGGAGGACATGGCATGAACTACGTCAGTGCTGCCCATGACCGAATGCTGGCAACGTTGATCATTCCTTGCCGGGTGGTGGGTGTCGACCTTGCTGCGGCAAAGGTACGAGTATCCGACGGTGCCGGTTGGACCAGCGCCTGGGTACGCTGGCACAGCCAGGCTGCAGGCAAGGCGCGGCATTGGCGCTCACCCAGTCTGGGAGAACAAGGCGTTTTGCTCAGCTCGAGCGGCGAACCTGCCCAAGGCACCTTTGTGCCGGGCCTGTATGGCAGCGCTGGCGATCAGCCGGACAATCGCGACCACGTCGCGGTCTGGCGCTTTGACGACGGTGGTTCGCTGATCTACGACTGGCAGGCCAGCAGCTACACCATCGATCTGCCCGGTGGCACCTTGAACCTCAAGGTCGGTGGCAGTTCGGCAGTGGTGACTGCCGATTCCATCAATGCCAAAGCCTCGCACATTTCCTTGACTGGCGAAGTCCAGATCAACGGGGCGTTACGCGTTACCGGCGATATTCTCGGGGGTGGAAAAATCATTGACACCGCTGGCAATACCGCCAACCACAAGCACTGAACCCAGCCCGCCAACGCGGGCTTTTTTATGCCTGGAGAAACCATGTCCACGCTAATGAAGGAGTAACCCGATGATCGGAGTGAATCGCCGGACCGGTGCCTCGCTGTCGGGCATCGAGCATGTGCGCCAATCCATAGAAGACATTCTTACCACCCCGCTGGGCAGTCGCCGCATGCGCCCGGCTTATGGCAGCGCGCTACGGCGCTTTGTCGACTTACCCGTCAATGACGGTTGGAAAAGTGCGGTGCAGGCTGAGGTGGCAAGGTCCCTCAGCCGTTGGGAGCCACGCCTGAAACTGGAACGGGTTAGGGTGCTGGCCGTGGTAGGCGGGCAGATCACCCTGCAGCTCAGCGGCCAGTATCTGGGTGATAACCAGACGCTGGAGGTGACGGCATGAGCAGTCAGGATCTTTCGGCGCTGCCCGCGCCGCAGGTATTGGAAGACCTCGATTTCGAAGACATCTTCCAGGAGGACCTGGCGGCTTTCCGCTCGCACATGGGGGACAACTGGGACGCACTGCTCGAGAGCGATCCGGTGACCAAGCTGTTGGAAGTCGGTGCTTATCGCAAACTGCTCAACCGAGCGCGCGTCAACGATGCCGCCAAGTCGTTGTTGCTGGCTTATGCGCAAGGCACAGATCTTGACCACTTGGCAGCCAATGTTCACCTGCAGCGGTTGGTGGTTCAGTCTCAGGACTCGAATACCGTGCCGCCAACCCCGCAAGTGCTTGAGGAAGACGATGCGCTGCGTGAGCGTATCCAACTGGTTTACGAAGGGTTGACTACCGCCGGGCCACGCAACAGCTACATCCTGCATGCCCGCAATGCTTCGGGGCAGGTGGCCGATGCCACTGCGCAGAGCCCGTCACCTGCGGTAGTGGTGGTGACGGTGCTGGCGCTGGAAGGTAATGGCACGGCAGAGGCGCCACTGCTGGAAACCGTGCGTGCAGCGCTCAACGACGATGATGTGCGCCCCGTGGCCGATCGCCTGACGGTACAGAGCGCAGAGATTTTGCCGTACCGCATCGATGCCGTGGTGCACATGAGCGGCAATGGGCCGGAAATCGAAGCCACCCTGGCTGAGTGCAAGCGCCGTCTGCAGGCGTGGGTCAATCCGCGGCGACGCCTGGGCGTTGAGGTCGCACGCTCAGGGGTGGACGCTCAGCTGCATATCAATGGCGTCAGCCGGGTCGACCTGAATGGCTGGTCCGACATTCGGCCAACGTTGGCGCAAGCTGCCTGGTGTGAAGCGATTACCGTGACGCGGGGTGGCTGACATGAACAGCTTGCTCCCGCTCAACAGCACTGAACTCGAACGCGCCGTTGAGGCAGCGGGTGCTGAAATCACCGAGATTCCTTTGCATGCCCTATACAACCCGGACACCTGTCCGCCTCACTTGTTGCACCAGCTGGCATGGGCATGGTCGGTGGACCACTGGGACGAGGCCTGGTCCGAGAGCATCAAACGCTCGGTGATTCGCTCGGCGTTCAACGTGCATGCCCACAAAGGCACCATCGGTGCCTTGCGCCGGGTAGTCGAGCCTTTCGGCTACCTGATTGAGGTTCAAGAGTGGTTTCAGACTCAGCCTCAGGGTGTGCCCGGCACTTTTGCGTTGAAGATCGGTGTTTCAGACGCCGGGATCAGCGAAGAAACCTACCAAGAGCTGACCTGGCTGATCGATGACGCCAGACCTGTCAGCAGACACATGACCGGGCTGGTCATCAGCCTGGAAACCGCCGGAGCCATCTACCTGGGTGGCGCCATCCAGGACGGAGACACGCTCGACATCTACCCGCCTGCAGCCGTTGACATTGTCACTACCGGCAGCATCGGGCGTGGGGGGCGAGAACACACCATAGACTTTATGGACATCTACTAATGGTCGATCAGACTTCTCAGTTTTACGCGATTCTCACCACGGTGGGCGCCGCGAAACAGGCCAACGCTGATGCGTTGGGTATCCCTTGGAAAATCACCCACATGGCCGTCGGTGACGGCAACCCGTCAGGCATGGAAAACCCGCCACTGCCGATGCCCAATGCGGGCGCTCGTGCCTTGCTCAATGAATGGCGCCGGGCACCGCTCAATCAGCTCAAGGTCGATGACAAAGACAGTGCGGTCATCGTCGCTGAGCAGGTGATCCCGGCGGACGTAGGCGGGCGCTGGATTCGCGAAATTGCCTTGTATGACGCGGACGGCGACATGGTAGCGGTGGCCAACTGTGCACCGACCTACAAGCCGTTGCTCAATCAGGGATCAGGCCGTACTCAGGTGGTGCGGATGAACCTGGTGGTGAGTAGCGCCAGTAATGTGCAGCTCAAGATTGATCCGAGCGTGGTGCTGGCGACCCGCGAGTGGGTCACCGAGGAACTGGCCAAGCAGGATTTCAAGCATTCGGTGCTGGTGGCCACCACCGCAGCAGTCACCCTGAGCGGACTGCAGACAGTCGATGGTGTCGCGTTGACCGCTGGTGCACGGGTGTTGGTGAAAAATCAGGCAGCAGGCAAGGAAAATGGCCTGTATCTGGTGGTTGCGGGTGGCGCCTGGACGCGTTGTAGTGATGCCGACACGAGCGCCAAGGTGACGCCCGGGATGTTGGTTTTGGTGGAGAAGGGCACGGTCAATGCTGACAGTGCCTGGCAGCTGGTGGCCGATGGGCCCGTCACACTAGGCGTTTCAGCGCTGACTTACGAAATGGCGTTTGGGCGTACGGGTGTGCTGGCTGGGACATACCGCAGCGTTGCAGTGGATGCATACGGGCGTGTTGTTGCTGCGACCAACCCGACTACGGTGGCGGGTTATGGCCTGACGGATGTGTACACCAAAACTCAGATTGATCAGGCGTTGACTCTCAAGGCGCCGCTAGCAAGTCCAGCGCTTACTGGCACGCCGACAAGTCCAACACCTGCACTGGCAGTTGCTAACACGACGTTGGCCACCACCGAGTTTGTGCACTTGCTGCTGGGTTCAGTGGGGTGGGGCGCTAGCGGGGTTAACGGAACGAATATTGGGGCGGGTATCAATCTCGACACAATGGTTACACCGGGCAGCTTCGGTCAGCGGGCAAGCGCCAATACAAGTTTGGCGCTGCGTTACCCCGTAGCCCTGGCAGGCACGCTGTTTGTTCAAGCGGCGTCTGCCGCAATCATCACCCAGCAATACATGGTTTACAACACTGGGCGGCTGTACACCCGAGGTTGCTATGAGGGCGTTTGGTCGGAGTGGAATGACATCGGAGTGGTTGACTCTCCTGCCTTTCGTGGCACGCCCAGTGCACCCACAGCGGCCAAGGGTACCAACACTACTCAATTGGCCACGACGGCGTTCGTTCAGGCGGCGGTTGCCGCGCTGGTGGATGCGGCGCCGGGTTCACTGGACACACTGAAAGAGTTGGCGGCAGCGTTGGGCAACGATTCCAACTTTGCGGTGACCATCACCAATGCGATTGCGGCCAAAGTCGCAACCAGCGACAAAGCTTCACAGAGCGATGCTGAGGTTGGCACTGATAACGTCAAGTGGATGACGCCGCTGCGGGTGTTCCAAGCGATTGGAAAGGTAGTAACTCAGGCGACAGAGACTGCGTTTGGCTGGGCCAAGATAGCGACCCAGGCACAGGTAAATGCTGGCTTGGATGACACCACAATCGTTACGCCGAGAAAGCAGCGTTTGGGTTTTTCTGTCTCTTTGGCTGCTAACGGTTTCATCGTTTTTCCGACATGGCTCGGGGGGGTGATTCTTCAGTGGGGGACAGCAGGCACTACCAATGGATTTGGAACGTGGACCTATCCATTGACTTTCCCTAACAGCGTTTTCCGTGTGTTCGCAAGCAATGATGCTTCTGCTTCTGGATCGAGCATGTACGCGTGTGGAGCGCACCCCAATGCTGGATATACGTCTGCTGCTATCGCTAGCCAGTTGGCAACAGGCGGTGATGCTATTTACTTGTTTGCCATCGGTTATTGATCGCAAGGGTAGAGGGAGCGTCGAACTAAACAAGTCTACTGAACCGGCTTTGATTACCGGTGGGCTGTGAACTCAAGGTGAGCACATGATTTTTTTTAGCAAAACAACGGGCGGTTTCTACAGTGAATCCGTCCATTCGGGAGAGCAGATTCCAGTGGATGCAGTGCATATAACACAGGAGCATCATGCAGAGCTTTTAGCGGGTCAGCCCATGGGGCTGCGAATTTCGAGTGACAAAGACGGCTATCCGATTCTGATTGAACCGCCACAACTGACTGCTGAGCAATTAATCGCCATCGAGCGTAGCTGGCGCGATAGTGCAGTCGAAAGCGTTCGCTGGCTGCGTGAGCGACACCGAGACGAGGTGGATTCAGCTCGACCTACAACCCTGACCCCTGCCCAGTCCGGTGAGCTTCTGGATTATGTGCAAGCCTTGCGCGACTGGCCCCAGTCTGAGCTTTTTCCCGACTCTCAATACCGCCCGGAGGCGCCGCCCTGGACCGCCGAGCACACCTATTAACGCCCCGCACCGCCGGGGCGTTTTCTTTCCTGCTTCACCCTCTCAAGGCCCCGCACTCCGGGGCCTTCGCATTTCTGGAGATTTATCTATGAGTGGATTCTTCCACGGCGTTACCGTAACCAACGTCGACACCGGCGCACGTTCCATCGCGCTGCCTTCTTCTTCGATCATCGGTCTGGTCGACACCTTCACCGAAGGCCCGACGGCCAGCGCCAAGGCCAACGACCTGGTGCTGATCACCAGCGAGCGGGAAGCCATTGCTGCGTTCGGTGCCGATGCGGCAATCACCAAGGCCTGCCAGGCTATCTATGCCCGTGCCAAAGCGGTCATCGTCGCTTGCGGTGTAGCCAAACTGGAAGACGCTGCCGAGCAGACCTCGGCAATCATCGGCGCTGTACAGGCCGACGGTAAACGTACCGGCCTGCAGGCGTTGCTTGATGGCAAAAGCCGCTTCAACGCTCAGCCGCGCTTGCTGGTGACGCCAAAGCACAGCGCTACCCAGGCCATTGGTACTGCATTGGTGGCCCTGGCCGACAAGTTGCGTGGCCTGGCGATTCTCGATGGCCCTAACACCACCGATGAAGCCGCCATCGCCTATGCCGAAAACTTCGGTGCCAAGCGCGCGTTTCTGGTCGATCCAGGCGTGCAGTACTGGGACACCACCGCAGATGCCACTGTCGACGCACCAGCTTCGGCATGGGTTGCGGGTTTGTTTGCCTGGACCGACAGCGAGTACGGCTTCTGGGCGTCGCCGTCGAACAAAGAGTTTGTCGGCCTCACCGGCACCAGCCGCTCGATTGAGTACCTGGACGGCGATGCCACCTGCCGGGCCAATCTGCTCAACAACGCCAACATCACCACGGTTATTCGTGATGACGGCTATCGCCTGTGGGGCAACCGTACCCTGAGCAGCGACCCGAAATGGGCCTTCGTCACCCGTGTGCGAACCATGGACATCGTCATGGACGCAATCCTCTATGGCCACAAGTGGGCCGTCGACCGTTCGATCACCGCCACCTACGTCAAGGACGTCACCGAAGGCCTGCAGGCATTCATGCGTGATCTCAAGGCCCAGGGCGCAATCATCAACTTCGAGGTGTTCGCCGACACCGAGCTCAACACCGCCAGCCAGCTGGAGCAGGGCAAGGTGTACTGGAACATTCGTTTCACCGACGTACCCCCTGCCGAAAACCCGAATTTCCGCGTCGAGGTCACCAACCAGTGGTTGACCGAAGTTCTCGACCAAGCCGTTTAATCAAGGAGCAACAATTATGGCAATGATTCCCGAAACCCTGGCCAACCTGAACCTGTTCGTCGATGGCGTCAGCTTCCAGGGCGATGTACCCAGCCTGACCCTGCCCAAGCTGACCCTGAAGATGGAGGAGCACCGTGCCGGCGGCATGGATATGCCGATCGAACTCGATATGGGCATGGAAAAGCAGGAGGCAGGCTTTGTCACCACTGGTGTGCGCCGCGAGTCGCTGAAGTTCTTCGGGCTGGCCGACGGCTCGTCGTTCAGCGGTACCTTCCGTGGCGCCTTCAAAGGCCTCAAGGGGCGTATTACGCCCGTCGTCGTGACCCTGCGCGGGGCACTCAAAGAAGTCGAAATGGGCGACTGGAAAACCGGCGAAAAAGCCGAGATCAAACACAACGTGGCCCTGACCTACTACAAATTGGAAGTTGACAGCCGCCTGGTCTACGAAATTGATCCGTTGGGCATGAAGCGGGTCATCGACGGTGTCGACCAACTCGCCGCGCAACGCTCGGCCTTGGGCTTGTAAGGAGACCTTATGAATCAGGCAACCAAGACGCCAAGTTGGCTGAAAGTAAGCGCCGAGCGGGTGGTGGTGACGCTGAGCAAGCGTTCCGAGGCCAATGGGGTACAGGTCGACAGCCTGTCCCTGCGTGCCCCTACGGTGCGTGACATTCGTGCCGCACAGTCGACGGCCAACAACGACGATGAACAGCGCGAACTGAACCTGTTCGCGTCGCTGGCCGAAGTGGGTATCAAGGATCTCGAAGGGCTTGCCCTGAGAGACTACAGCCGCTTGCAGGCGGGCTATTTTCGCCTGGTGCAAGACGACGAGGTTTGACCCCGCCGTGCAGAGGGCGGCGGCAAAGCGGCTCGCCAAAGAGCTGAACTTTTCCGCCGCCGAAATCATGACCATGTCGTTCAACGACATGGTCTGGTGGCTCACGGATTAAGCCGGTGATCGGCGACAGGGGGATCAGATGGAAAGGAGTCTCATCGCGAAACTGGAGCTGGGTGCCTCCGTTATCTTTACGATAGGCATCGCGCTCAAACGGGTCGAAGACCAGATCAAGAAAAACACAGAGGTACTGGAGAAACTATTCGCTGAAGGGTTGCGCCCTCCTGAGGAGGTGAAACCAGCAGCGGCGAGCAACTGTTGCGGGTTGGGTGAGTTGCGACCTTACCTGGATACAACCCTCAGCCTGCTAGGCCAGCAATTGGTTGCGCTGCGCAAGCCGCACCCTGTGCTGGTGCAGGAGGGGAGTGGCACCGCCACGGCGACAACCGATTCAACACCTGAAAGAGACAACCTGGCTGCCTTCGAAGACCTGCCAGTGATCGGTCCGGCGATTACTTACGGACGGGCGGCGTTGCTGCCTACTCAGATCAGTGCGCAGTTCCAGAAGATCATTCGTGATATCACCATCAGTGCAGGTGTGGCCGATGGTGAAAAGCCTTCGCTGAAAGAGCAGGACGTGATTGCCAGGGTGAAAAAGATCACCACCGACACCGGCATGGAACGCAACCAGGCCGCGACGTTGATCAAACAGTTGTACGAAACGGGTATGGGGCTGGACAAAGCCCTGGACGTTGCCCCCGTGGCAGCCAAGTTCTCAGTCGGGCAGGATGCCGCCATTGGGGACACCGCGCGCTTGATCAGCGAGCTGCAGAGCCACCCGAAAATTACCGACGCGGCTGGGCTGAAAAGGGCTCTTGAGTTCGTTGTGTCCCAGCGCAAAGGTACGGGTGAGGATGCTGCCGCCCCGCTGTCGGATACGCAGCGTAAGCATTTGAATACAGTGCTTGAGGGAACTCAAACCACGGAGACTACCAGCATCCTTGATGGGGATCTGGAGGCACGACGAGGGACTTCGGACCGGCACCTGAGCGAAGCGTCCGATGCCGTCGATAACGCGCTTCTCAGCCTGGGAGATTCTGTACGGCCGTTATCGAATTGGGTGGCCGAGGTAGTCGAAGAAAAGGCCAACGCATTCACCGAAGCCCCGAATGCAGTCAAGTGGTTGACCGTCGGTGTGGCAGCGCTCGGCACGACGCTGCTGGCGCTCAAAGGCGGGACTGTCGTTCGCAGCCTGCTGGACAAGGTACGCAATCAATTCAAAGGTGCGCCGATACCGGAAGAAGCCCTGCAGGGCGGCGAAACTTTGCCCCAGCCGCCGGTCAAGCCGTCAGGCCCTATCAGTCCCGGCACCGTTGGCAAGATTGGCGCTGCGCTCAAGGAGGTGCGTGGCCCGGCGATGTTGGAGGCAGGTATTAAAGCAGCCGCTACATTCTTGACTGCCGACTCTCCTGAAGAGAAGGCCGAAGGTTATGGTGCCGCAGCGGGCGGTTTGGTGGGAGCGGCCCTTGGCACGGTGTTGGGCACGTTTGTGCCGGTGGTCGGGCCGCCCATTGGCGCATTGCTCGGGGGTATGGCGGGAGACGCAATCGGTGGCTGGCTGGGCAAGCGTTTGGTGTCTTCCAACGAAGAACCGGTAGCTGCCGCCAAGTCAACTGACAACAGTCCGCTCGTAGCGGCACAACCGGGTGATGTGGTGCGCTCGTTAGCGAACACCGCGTCCGCGGTTGAACCGCCGGTAGCACTGGCCAACACGAGCACGGCGCTTGCTTCGCCGCAACAGGTGAACCAGCAATTCACCTTCACCCCCAACATGCCCATCACCGTCCAAGGCGGCGTTTCCGACCCCACACAGCTCGTGCAGAACCTGCAAGCGATGGTACGGCGTGAGTTGGAGGAATTGATGCGCATGGCAACCTCTCGTCAACTGTCCGACGTGCCCCATGTCTACGTTTAAGGAGAGCCCATGGCTTACATGCAACAGCTACAGTCAGCCCTGCGCTACGTGGTGAAGGCCGGGCAGGATGGGCGCCAGCACATCGACAAAATGCTGGAGCCGATGAACAGTGCGGTCGGTGATATCACGTCGGCGGTTGCCGATCTTGAAGCCATTCCCTATGTCGGACCGGTCATTGGCGCAAAGCTGCAACGCACAATGCGCGCAATTGATACTGCCCAGAAGACCGTCAAAAAGGTCGTGGACAAATACGACCAAGGGCTGGCGACCGTGGTCCGTGTGCAAGGGCAGGTTCAGGTGTTCGGCGAACAAGTCGCCAAGGCTGCGGCGAAGATCAACCAGATCGCTGGCAAGATCCATCCCTCGCTAAGCAACATATTGCCCACCGGCGGCTTTACGCCTGAGCTCACGCCGGCCGCGGAAGCGGTCAAACCCTTTCCCCACTTGTTGATTCTGCAACCGCTCGATGGCGTCTCGCCGGGCTACTACTTCAACCTCGACACCGCTGCATTTGAAGAACTGCGGCGCCAGACTAGTTTTCGCTGGGTCGGGCAAGAACGCCTGACACGCAGCGCAGCTCAACAAGCCGTGAGTCTGGGGGAAGAAAAAATCAACATTCGGGGGGCGGTGTTCCCGACGCTCAAAGGAGGGCTTGGTCAGTTGCAAACATTGCGCAGTTTTGGGCGTTTGCTGCGCCCACTCAGCCTGGTCACCGGTTACGGCCAGGTATTGGGCAACTGGTGCCTGACCAACATTGATGAAGAGCAGCGCTACCTGCTGGCGGGTGGCATCCCCCGTAAACAAGGTTTCACTCTGGAGTTTGTGAGCTATGGCGACGACCTGCAGAACCTCTGAAGGCGATGTGCTCGACACCTTGTGCCAGCACTATTACGGGCACCTGAACGGAAGCGTCGAGGCGGTGCTCAATGCCAATCAAGGCTTGGCTGACGAAGCCCAACCGTTTCGTACCGGCATTCTGATCCAGTTGCCAGAGCTGACTGTCGGCAGCGATGCCACGGTGCAGTTATGGGATTGACGACCAGGACATCTGCACAGCAACCAAGCCCCGCCATGTGCGGGGTTTGCTTTTCTGGAGAATGAACCATGCAACCGGTTTTCCGCATCATCGCCGACGGTAACGACATCACGGCGCTGATCAACGATCGACTCTTGTTGCTGCGTACATCAGACAAACCAGGCATGGAATCGGACGATTTCGAGTTACGTATCGATGACCGTGACGGGGCCGTGATGCTACCGGCACGCGGCGCGCATATCGAGGTTCATCTGGGGTACGTCGGCCAGACACTGACCCGTCTGGGGCGTTACACCGTTGATGAAGTCGAGCTGTCCGGGCCACCCGACAGCGTGATTATTCGTGGCAAGGCCAGTGACATGCGCGGTACAGGCAAAACCATCCGCAGCGGAAGTTGGGAAAATGTCCCGTTGTTGCAGATCGTGCGTGATATCGCCGCACGCAATGGCTGGCAACCGGCATGCCCGGTGCAGACCAGCGTGTTACGGGTCGATCAGTTCAATGAGTCTGACTTCAACTTTGTCACCCGTTTGGCCAAGCAATATGACTGCACCGCCAAAATCGGCGACGGCACGCTGTTGGTGCTGCCACGTCAGGGCGGGCAGAGTGCACACGGCAGAGCGCTGGGCATTGTTGGCCTGCGACGCTCCGACGTCACCCGCTGGCAGTTCCGTCTGGCGGACAAGGGGGCGTACAAGGCCGTTCAAACCCGGTATCAGGACCCGCGTAGCGGCCAGTCCAGGGTCGTTGAACTGGCGAATGCGGGCGTCCCGGAGGGAATGGCACCGGTTCACACCGACCGTCACCTCTACCCGGACAAGGCCTCGGCTGAGCAAGCGGCCAAGGCCCGGCTGGCGGCGCTTAACCGCAGCACGGCCAATGTGCGTCTGGAGATGCCCGGACGCACGGATCTGTTCTGTGAGCGACATGTTGATTTGAAGGGTTTCAAGACCGGGCTCGATGGGGAATACCTGTTGGAGTCTGTTGAGCATGTGTTTACCACCTCCGGTTGGACGACCACCGCTGAGTGCAATGGTGGTAAGCAGGGCAAAGCCAAGGTCAAGGGCGCCAAGCCGCGCACGGCCAAGGCAAGCCGCTAAGGAGAAACGCTTATGGACATTACCGAGAAGACACTGATATTGATTTTTCCAAACGCCCGCCAGCAAGCGGGCGTTTTTGTTCCTGCCTTGAACACGGCCATGCGTCGTTGGGAAATCGACTCGCCACGGCGTGTCACGGCCTTTCTGGCGCAGATTGGTCATGAGTCGGGCCAGTTGCGCTACCTCAAGGAACTGGGGAGCGACCGCTACCTTTCGCGTTACGACACAGGCACGCTGGCGGCGCGGCTGGGCAATACGCCACAAGCCGATGGTGATGGGCAACGCTACTGCGGTCGGGGCCTGATTCAGATCACCGGCCGTAACAACTACCACGCCTGCAGCATGGCGCTGTTCGGCGACGAGCGACTGCTCGATTTGCCTCAATTGCTTGAGCAGCCTCAATGGGCATGTGAGTCGGCGGCGTGGTTCTGGCATTCGCGTGGGCTCAATCAGTTGGCCGAACGCGGTGAGTTCAACCGCATCACCCGCCATATCAATGGTGGGCTCAACGGTCTGGAAGACCGCTTGAAGCTATGGGCGCGTGCCCGTGAGGTGCTGTGTTGAGGCGCTGGCAGGCCGCTTTGCTGGTCGTGCTGTTGCTGCTGGCCGCCGCGCTGACTTGGCAGGTCCAGGCATGGCGCTACGGCTCGCAGTTGGCGCAGCAAGCCCAGGCCCATGCGCTGCAACTTCAGCAGCAGGCCGAGGCACTTGCAGGTCAGCTACAGGGCGAACGTCAGCAGCGTCTTGTGCTGGAGCAGCAAATAGAAGCCAACGACCAATTCCATTATCAGGAGCTACTCGATGCTCAACAGGCTCAAGCCCGTTTGCGTGACCGCCTGGCTACTGCTGATGTGCGGTTGTCAGTCCTCCTTGGTGCCGCCCCCCAAGCTGGTTTGCCTACCACCCCCGGCACCGCCAGCCTGGATCATGACCCCGTACGCGCCGGACTTGAGCCAGCGCATGCTCAACGAATTATCGCCATCACCAATCGGGGAGATCAGGGACTGATTGCCCTGCGCGCCTGTCAGGCTTATGTGCAAGCCCTGCAACGCTGAGGATGTGTCGCCAGCGGTAGCTGGTGTAGGGTAGGCAGCAGTCTTTCAAGGAGCTTGCC